ATTGTAACTCGTTACCTTCAAACTTCTCCTTAACATCTCTAAGCGACTTTACGTTCTTATTAGCCCACACAGTCGTATGAGTTGAGTAAGTCGATGAAATCCCTCCAAATGCGTCTTGAGTAGCATTTAAAGACTTTAAGTTAATCCTTTGATTAAACTCTCCTGCAAATATCTTGCTTATGAACGCTGCCATCTAGTGATAACATTTATAAGGTTGTAATAATATCTCAGAAGCCATAGGAAACCTTCGTTTTCTATCCTCTCTGAAATAGTACATATCAGATACTATTAATTTAATGGCTTGTTTTATCGCTTCAGGAACATCTGTTGATGCATCACCGAACCCTGTTTTAAACTCGTACCAAAACACATTAGCTAAATTATCCTTTAATGTAGGACTTGAGAAATCACTACTTAAATAAACTAATGATGGATTTGAATAAGAATCTATATAAGCTTCGTTGTTACCTTGAGCCGCACCATTTACATCTATCCAATTAACACAAGTTTGACCTCCGTTGTTTTTTAAAACACAATCAGGGTAAATTAATGAAGCTGAACTTGTTACATCGTTAAAATACAATCTGTATTCGTGTGTAATAAAATGGCGATTACAATAGTGTTCAGCCATTTCTGTTGCTGCATCAATATAGACTCCTAATAAAGAATCTTCATCGGATGTATCTATACGAAGATGAGCTTTAATATCAGTAACCGATACTACCTGAGTAGCTGGGTTATCTATTAAAGATAAATCACCTTGAGTATGTGTATTTGGATTCAGATACATAGAGTTAATTATGAGTAGGTGTAATTAATAATAGGAGAGGCTCGTTTTATAGAACCCCTCCGTATATTATTTGATTATTACGCTGTTAAAGAAGTTGCTTTAACGAATGCACCTGGTTGAGATACTCCCCAATCGATGTATTGGTTTACAATTAATCTAACTTCACCATTGATAGCCTTAGTATAAGGGTCTACAGTAATATCTAATCCACCAAACATTCCGATAAATAACTTAGAGAAATCTCCGAATAAGAAATCACCTGATACACCTGTATCCTTAGTAACTCCGTTAGAATAGTAAGTTGGGTAACCGTTTACTAAATTACCTTGAACTCCAGCAGTTACGGCAGCAACTTGAGCAGAACGCTTCAAATCCTTCATAAGAACAGGATTAGCTACATAAGCTAAGTTTCCTTGTAAACCTTCACCTACAGCTAAAGCAGATTCAGCAGACATAAAGTCATCGTAAATAGAGGCATCAGCAGAATAAGCAGCTTCAGTAATAGTAAGTACACCTGTTGTACCTGCAATCGCTCCAGGAGCAGAAGTTACATTGGCAGCAGCGAACATTGCAGCATCAATCTTTGCACCAGCAGCACGACCTAAGTCAGCAACGATAGCTTGTTGAGCTCCCATTCCGTTTTGCATTAAAAGTTGCTTAGAAATATCAACGTAAGAAGATAATCTTAACGGAGTTAAATCTAATTTACCGAAGTTAACACCACCATCGGCAGCCGCATCAATTTCACCTTCCCAAGCTACAGATTGTTTTCCTGTAATTGGTAAACGAGTATCAGCAGAAAGACCTGTAAGCATATTTGCACCTACTTGATTGAATACAGAAGCTTCTCTTAAAGCCTCTTGGTAACCCATTACTACTGTTGGAGCAATATTAGTTGCTGCACCTGGTGCACCTTGTACTACATCAGCACGTTGCTCTAATAAACGAGAAGGAATACCTAATCCGTTGATTGTACGTCCTGCTGCTCTAGCTTCTTCAACAGCCTCATCGTGAAGTTCTTTCTCAAGACCATCTAAACTGTTGTTCATTAAGCCTGATATAGCTTTAAATAGGGAATAGCCTCTTACTTCAGATGACTTATTGTTTTCTTTCATAACTTCTACTTTAGGGGTTTTTGATGCAATTTCAGCATTCAAAGACTCTTGACGTTCAACCGTGTCGATGTCTTTTTTTAATTTATCGATAAGGTTCATTTTCTCATCGTATGAAACTTGTTCAGTTTCGGTAAAGTCACGTACTTCGGTTTTACAAGCTTCTAACATAACATTAGATTCCGTAATTAAACCAGCACGTTCTTGACGTAATTCTACAGAGTTTTTCATCTTTTAAAATTTACTTTTTAGTTTTAATTCGTTTTGCAAATAATTGATTTTTCTAAGTGTTTCTTCACTTTTATCGCTAATAGCCTTTAACTCGTCTATCTCAACTTGTTTAAGTTGGTCTAGTGAACGTAAAGCTACATCTGTGTTAGCATAAGCACCAACACCCACTATAGAAACATCAAATAATCTACCGATTTTTGTTATGCTTCTTTTATGTACATCACCTTCTTTACTCCAATCATCTTCGTCTACTGTAAAAGCAAATGATGATTCATAAAGCAATCCTCTACGCATAAGTTCAGCGACATCTTTACCTGTAGAAGTATTTGGTAACGTACCATCGTATCTTAACCCTCTCTCATCTATTGTTAATTTAAGAGTTCCACCTTGATTCCTATCTAAGATAGCGTTCATATCGTGGTTGTATGTTAAGATTACATTATCATCTAAGCGACCATCAAAAGCTCCACGAGAAATAGTTTCGTAAAAACCTAAATCTCTGCTTTCGTGCTCAAATAGTGAAGCGTACCCACTAACTCTAATCTCATCTGAACTTTCATCCATACGAACTTCGCAATCAGTAGAGTAAACTCTAATTTCTTTATTATTCTTGTTTATCTTTGTCATCTTCGATAGGTTTTTTATTATCAATATCAGCCCTAGATGTACCTTCACCTAATCTATCTATAGGCATCATATTAGATTGCATATAGTAAGATTCAGAAGCACCACCGATAGCGTTTAAATCCTCTAATGAACGAACTTCATCAGGTGACATAACTCCGATATTAACTAAGGTTCTGTAATAATCTGCTCTAGCTTTAGAATCTCCTCTAAGTATAGCATTAAGATTGAACTTAAAGTACTCTACACCTCTTTTCTTAAAAGGGATTAGTTTAGCGTTCAATTCAGACTCGATACGCTTAATCCAAGGTGTTATAGTGTGAACAACGAAATCTATTTGCTGTGCCTCTATATTTGAGTAAGTTGCGTTAGATAAGTCGTTCACGAGGTGATTAGGGACTCTGAATATACGACAAATGTCAGATATTTGATATTCCCTAGATTCGATAAATTGTGCTTGATTGTTTGGTATAGAACGAGCTTGAAACTCCATTCCTTCTTCAAGAATAGCTGTCTTACCTGTGTTATTAGTACCAGCGTAATTACTCGACCAAGATTCTCTAAGTCGTTTAGCTGTTTCAGGTTTAAGCGTTCCTGGGTGTTTAAGGATTCCTCCTACGTTTGCTCCGTTCTTAAAGAAAGAACCAGCGTGTTTGTCTAAAGCGATTGCTATACCTAAAGTTTCTGCTGCTACTTCAATAGGAGCTTTACCTTGAATACCATCGAAGGATAAACCTTTGATGTGAAGCATATCGATTCCTTTAACTCGACCCACATAAGGGTAGATGTTATTAGAATCATTCTCGTTTATTACATAATAAACTTCCCTTCCTTTCGGTGAAGTATAAATATCAACATCATTACATTCGATAGGATGAAGCCCTATAGGGAAACCACCATTATCTCTCTCTATATAGGCATAAAAATTACCCTCCATACTAAGGTCTACGAGCATACGCTCAAAGAACATAAATGAATTAAATAAAGGCGAAGGTTGCTCTCCTACTAAGAAGTTTAACGGACTATCCTTCTTTACAGTTTTATTACCATTAAAATCTTTCTCATATTGAGATATAGGAAGGGAAGCTATAGTTTCAGATAAAACCCTTACACAAGACCATACGGCAGCTACTCTTAGAGCTTGGTCTTTTGTAACGACCTCACCACTAGAGTTACCGAAAGCATTACCTATGATGGTATTACCGTAAACACTTCTTTGCTCTAATTCCTTAGAGTCTTTGTTCTTGCTGAAAAAATCGAATATACCCAAATCTATGATTTTGTGAATAGTATTACAGTATTAAATAGTATAAACCACCACTATGTGAACCTATTTTACAAACTATCTTTTAAATCTTTTAAGGTTTTAGCTAAGACTTTATGTACATACCTAGTGCTAACACCCTTAATTTTAGCTATTTCCCTTATTTTTAACCCATATTCGTACTTTAAATAGACTATATTCTTAGCCATATCGTTAGATAGATTTAAAGCTTTTAACCAAACTACGTCTGCTGTGTAATCGTATTCACTTGAAATAAGGGGGTTTTTAGGCTCTCTAAGACGATAAGTGTTATGGAAGGGGCTAGATGTAGATAGGACTTGATTAGTGACCACACGAGCCACGAAATAGCGTAATTGA